GGTGTAGCTCAGTTGGGAGAGCACCTGCTTTGCAAGCAGGGGGTCGTCGGTTCGATCCCGTCCACCTCCACCAATTAATTAGGAGATAATTATGGCAACAAAACCCGGCCTCTATGCCAATATCGCAGCAAAGAAAGAACGTATCAAAGCTGGCAGCGGCGAAAAGATGCGCAAACCTGGCACTAAGGGCGCGCCCACTGCTAAAGCATTTAAAGAATCAGCTAAGACTGCTAAAAAATAATGGCAACTAAAAAGAACCCATCTCTATCTATTGGCCGTGGTGAAAAGTTACCAGTGTCTAAAGGTGCCGGACTAACTGCCAAGGGTCGTGCCAAGTACAATGCAGCAACCGGATCAAATTTAAAAGCGCCACAGCCTGAAGGTGGTGCTCGTAAGAACTCATTTTGCGCTCGTATGTCTGGTGTAAAAGGCCCGATGAAAGATGAGAACGGCAAACCAACAAGAAAAGCAGCAGCGTTAAAAAGGTGGAAATGTGGTAGCTAAAAAACCGTCCCCAAACAAAAAACAGTTTACTAAGGAAATGGCTGAGACCATTTTAGATCTTGGTAAATTAGGCGCATCCCAAAAAGCTATGTACTCTGCAATTGGTATTAGTAAGACCACTGCAGCCAAATGGAAACAAGACGATCCATTCTTTGCTGAGACTATGGACTTGGCAACAACTTATGGTCAGGCATATTGGGAAAACATGATGCTCGCCAATATAGACAATAAGGGTTTTAATTCACGTGTTGCTGAAATTGCATTACGTGGACAGTACCCCGATGATTACAAGGACAATCGCGAGATCAAGGCAAACATTAAGCAAGAAGTTACGGTAGACTTTCAAAAAGAAATTGCAGAGTTGATTGCCGCCCTAAAAATATAAGTATTTATTTTCAGTTTTTAACAAAAAGGCACTCCAAAAGGGTGCCTTTTTTGCATTATTATATGTACAACTAACCAGACTAAAAAGGCTAAAATGACTGCACACGCACTTCTAAGCGCGTCAGGATCCAAACGATGGCTATCCTGTACACCCAGCGCTAGACTAGAGGCAACTCTTCCAGAACAAAAAAAAGGCGCAGGCGCCTTTGATTTCTCGCAAGAGGGTACTATGGCGCATACCCTTGGTGAAATTAAATTACGACATTACTACAATCAAATTGGAACAGAAGAGTATGAACAAGAGTATAAAGCGGTCAAAGAGTCACCCTATTACAATGACGACTTCGAGGCTAACGTCGATAATTACGTTTTATATGTCCGCAGCCAAATCGGTGAAGGAGATACCCCGTTATTTGAGCAGCGTGTGGACTTTTCTGACTGGGTGCCTGATGGCTTTGGTACAGCCGATGTGGTTATACTTTCTAAGCACTCCATTCGCGTCATCGACCTTAAGTTTGGAAAAGGCGTCCCAGTGTCGGCGATTGACAATACTCAACTTCGCCTTTATGCACTCGGTGCTTATGCCAAGTTTAAAGAAGAGTATCCAGACATCAAAGAGGTCTCGTACACGATCCATCAGCCTCGCTTGGACAGCATTTCATCTGATGGAACAAGCATCGTTAAGCTGGTCGATTGGGCAAATTACTTCGTTAAGCCTAAAGCCAAAAAGGCTTGGAGCGGATCAGGAGAGTTCCTCCCAGGTGAGTGGTGTCAATTCTGCCGCGCAAAAGCGCAATGCAGAGCGCGTTCTGACTTCAATACAGAGCTCGCTAGACAGGAGTTCAAAGCGCCGCCGTTACTAGACGATGATGAGATTAGTCTAGTACTCTCTAAGGCACAGAACTTACGCACCTGGGTCAATGATGTAGAAGAGTTTGCGTTAAGTAGAGCGGTAGAGGAAAACATTGTGCCACCAGGTTACAAGCTCTCTACCACAGTAACCCACCGTAAGATCTCTGACAGCGCCTTAGCGGCCACCGTTTTAGTTGAGAAGGGTATGAGCCCAGAAATTATTTGGGAGCCTCCTAAGCTCAAATCCATAGCAACACTGGAAAAGCTAGGACCAAAGGGCCAAGTGGCTGCATGGTTAGGAGATTTAATTCAACGTCCAGAAGGACAGCCTAAATTGGTTAAGTCCAAAGAGGACGCAACGGAGGATTTTAAATGAGCACATGGTTAATAGCAGCAATGGGTGTCGTGTATTTTGTCGTGGCGATAGATCAGTTTATGAAAGGCGGTATTGGTACCGGTATTATGTTTATTGGTTATGCAACCGGTAATATCGGACTCGTCATGGTGGCAAAATAACAACAAGAGGTAACTATGATGGTAGAATGTTACGGCTCGGAGTTTGAAATTCCGGACGTATTAATTGAAAAGTTTCTCAAAGACTTTGATGGATTGCCAGGTAGTGGTCAGCGAGAAAGTATCATGCAGTTAAGAATGGCAATAGATGACATTTTGGACATTGTATCAGAAGAGCCAGAGATTTTACATGAGCCAGCTTACCGGACAGACTTTGTAAGAGCTCTGGCAATGCAGCAGGCAATGGGTGAATTGGGCATTTTGTACGACTCATAAATATTTCACAATGTGAAACAAAAAAGTATCAGAAGTTTGCATTATTATAAGTACGGGTAGACAGACTGGCCCCGATTGAAGTTCAGTCTTAAAGTTAAAAAGGTAATAATCACTATGGCATCAAAATCAATTAAGACCAAGTTTGTAACTGGTAAAGTACGTTTCTCTTACGCCAATGTTTTCACACCAGGCGAGACACCTAACGGTACTTTAAAGTATTCTGTCTCTATCCTGATCCCAAAATCAGACACAGATACTGTTAATCGCTTTAAGAAGGCGTTTGAGGATACCAAGACAGCCAATGCAACTGTATGGGGCGGCTCAATTCCTAAGACACTTAAAGGCGGTTTGCGTGATGGCGACGCTGAGAAGGATGATCCAGCATACGCAGGTCACTACTTTATCAACGCTAGTTCCAATGAAAAACCTGGTATTGTTGACGCTGATTTGAATCCAATCATTGACACCAGCGAGTTCTACTCCGGTTGCTATGGTCGCGCTTCAATCACATTGTATCCGTACGATACAAGCGGCTCTAAGGGTATTGCCGCTGGTTTGAACAATGTTCAGAAATTAGCTGACGGTGAGAAGTTTGGTGGTTCTACAACCGCAGCAGCAGACTTCGCAGTATAATTGTTGTTGTAGTGCTAGGGAGTGTCCGTAGAAACTGCGGCCTCCCTTTTTTGTCAACCCATCACCTAAAGAATAATAAATGGACCAATATCAAGAGTACATTGCCGCTAGTCGTTATGCCCGTTACCAAGATGACAAAGGTCGTCGTGAGAACTGGGGTGAAACAGTAGACCGTTATGTTGACTATATTTTTAGCCGAACACCCGCAATACAAGAGAACAAAAAACTAAAAACCGAAATTCGTAGTGCCATTTTTAACTTAGAACTAATGCCGTCAATGCGTGCAGTAATGACGGCAGGAAAGAGTGCAGATCGTGATAACACCTGTGTCTATAATTGCTCGTATCTTCCGGTTGATGACGCCAAGAGCTTTGACGAAGCGATGTTCATCTTGCTATGTGGAACTGGTGTGGGGTTCTCCGTTGAGTCAAAATACATTAACCGTCTGCCCGAAGTGCCAGAAAAATTGTTCGAATCAGAGCACACCATCGTCGTACATGACTCTAAAGAAGGCTGGGCAAAATCATTACGTCTACTCCTCGCCCATCTCTGGTCAGGAGAAATTCCCAAGTGGAACGTTGAGTCCGTCCGCCCAGCCGGAGCACGACTCAAAACTTTTGGTGGAAGAGCTTCCGGGCCGCAACCATTAGTAGACTTATTTGAGTTTGCTGTTGCTTTATTTAAAGGTGCAAAGGGTCGTAAACTAAACTCCCTAGAGTGTCACGACTTGATGTGTAAGATTGGTGAGGTAGTTGTGGTCGGTGGTGTTCGCCGATCTGCAATGATCTCACTGTCCGATTTGGATGATGAAAGGATCAGGTATGCAAAAGCTGGACCATGGTGGGAAACTGCTCCACACCGCGCTCTTGCGAACAACAGTGCGGTGTATTCAGAAACACCTACTGTCGGAAAGTTCATGGAAGAATGGCTATCACTTTACAACTCCCATTCCGGTGAAAGAGGCATTTTTAATCGGGAGGCTGCTAAAAAGACGGTTGAAAAATACGGGCATCGAGATAGTAATTTTGAATTCGGAACAAATCCGTGCTCAGAGATCATTCTCCGACCATACCAATTTTGCAATCTTAGTGAATGTGTAGTACGCCATGACGACACCAGAGAAACTCTTATACGTAAGGTCAGATTGGCTGCAATACTGGGAACAATCCAAAGTACATTCACCAAATTTCCATACCTCCGTAAAGTTTGGCAACGTAACACTGAAGATGAGCGATTACTTGGTGTCTCCCTCACCGGAATCTATGACAACCCACTTCTCACAACCCAAGGAGAAAAGTTAAATGACTTACTTACCGAGCTTCGAGAGGAAGCTAGAAGATCCAATGAGGAATTTGCAACATTGCTTGGAATACCTAAGAGTGCTGCAATTACTTGCGTTAAGCCCAGTGGCACCGTCAGCCAACTCGTTGATAGCGCTTCTGGAATCCACCCTAGACACGCTAAGTACTACATCCGCCGAGTTAGAGGAGATAAGAAAGACCCTCTCACCCAATTCTTAATCCAACAAGGAATACCAAATGAAGCCTGCGTTTACAAACCAGATCAGACTGTCGTATTTAGTTTCCCTCAAAGAGCGCCTGACGGCATCACTAGAAGTGATGTCACTCCGATTAGCCATCTGGAGCTATGGCTTACTTATCAAAGGCACTGGTGCGAGCATAAACCTTCTGTCACCATCTCCGTCGAAGAAAAAGACTGGCCAAGCGTCGGCGCGTGGACATGGGACCACTTCCAAGAAATCAGCGGCGTCAGCTACCTCCCTTACGACGGAGGAACGTATCGTCAAGCGCCTTACGAAGAGTGTGATGAGCAAACCTTCAACAACCTTAAGAGCTCCATTCCGAGAATCAAATGGGAAGACTTCAAGGAAACCACGGACAACGTCGAAGGCGCCCAGCAATTAGCCTGTAGCGCTGGAGTGTGCGAAGTTTAAAAGTATTTCACATAGTGGTAGTTTGGGGCTCCTTCGGGAGCCTCTTTTTTGCATTATTGTATATACGCCGATACGTCGGATTGCCTAAGGAGCACTATGATTTACAGCATTGACTTTGAAACACGCAGCACTATCGACCTAGCCGACCAAGGGCTAGACATCTACGCCAACGACAACACAACAGAAGTGTTGTGTATTGCGTTTGGTAAAACTCCCGAGAATGTTATTGTTTGCAGTCCAATAAAAAAGGAA